ATCATTCTGCTCTTTCATAATTTTACTTTTTTGTTTTAAACTTTGTTTTTTCTTTTCTTGTTAACTTTAAAAATGGTTTTAAAAAATATACCCACTGATCGTCACCTTTCGGTAGGTATTTAAATAACCCATCTTCCATCATCATTCTAATTAGATTCTTATACCCTCTTCCATCAGGATCCAATGACTCGGAGTAATATAGTTCAACCAATTCTTTTCCTTCTTTACTAATCAACGGTTCCGATAAATCCACGATCATTTTATTGACCTTAAAAAACTCGTCACCAAATATACCACCCTTTGTTTTACCCGTCAGTAAATTTTTAAGAGCGGTATTATCTTTTTGTTCTTTTAGAAGTTCTTCACCTCTTGTTAAAATATCGGTAAAAGAAACCTCTCTTTCAAGTATCTCAGGAAATAACTTCACAAAAGTTTTTTCACCTAAGTAATATATACCATCAATATTATCTGATTTGTCACCAGAAACTATCTTAAATGTTTTTACATTATAGTGAGGTATCTCAATTTCGTGTAGTTTGATGTTATCTCCATTCTTATAATACTTTTTGGTATTAGGTGAATAAATACTCACATCCTCTGATATAAGTTGTGTGAGGTCTCTATCACCACTAAAGATAGTCTTTTGTTCTCCTTTAGATATTTGGCAATAGTATGCAATTAAATCATCCGCTTCTGAATTTTCAAACTCAATCTGTCTAACAAACATTTCCTCTAAGTATTGTTTTACTCTTAGTTTTTGTTTGTTAAATGATAACTCTAAGTTCTCATCTGTTGGTGCTTTTCGATTTAATTTATAGTTGGGGTAAAATAATCTCCTTTGTGATGTACTTGTTACTCCGTCCCAAGCAACAATCACTTTATCAAAATTTTCTTCGTCGATGAATCTGCGAGTGGTATTTAAGAAATGCCAAATACCACCCACATGTTCAACACCATTAAAATAACCTTTAACTCCGTGAAACCCAATTTTTAATAAATTATTCCCGTCAATTAATAGGGTTTTAATCATTTGTATTTTATTTACTGATACTACTTTTTTTCTAATCTACCGTCTCGTCATCATATCCGGCAGACTCATCTAAAGAATAGTTTGCATCTCCCATTTTTGTAACCCAATAATCTGAGTATTCCTTTTTGTATTTATCCAACGCATCTTTCGTGTCGGCAATATAACCGTGAGGAACAGCAACAATCTTACCATCTTTATAACCAATACCGTTAACGTGATTTTTTAAAATGGATACTTTAGTTCGGATTGCAAATGATACTTTCCTACCATTTTTAGTCGCATCTATGTGACTAATTCCTGCCTTTTTCTGATTACCAAAAAGAAACACTAAACTACTCGCCAACCATATTGCCGTACCACCTTTTGCTTGAATCTCAGGTTGTCCGAATGGATTATCGGGTAGTAACACCCAAGGCTGATTTAAAATGACTAACGTGTTATAGTATGGGTAATCTTCTTTTTTTGATTTAGATATTCTTGAATGAATGCCCATACCAATTTTATCGGCTAATACTTTAGCGTTATGCATACCTCCACCTTTACCATCAAACGTCATCTGACATGGGATAGATCCAATTGAATCCCAAAGGAATAATACACTATAAGGAATGTCTCCGTTTTCTTGTGCGTCCAATATGTCGTTAATAAATTCGGTTGCTTGTTCTATAACATCAAATGAATCATTAAATATAAACATACCATCATATTCTCCGTCTTCATTTTTTTCTGCTTGTAATCCTAATTCGATTGCGTGTTCCCAACTCCATTTTTTCTCAGTTATGATTAAAACAGGTAGGTGACCTCTTCTTTGTGCGTCCGCAGCCGCAAGTATCATTGCCGTGGTTTTTGATGTGTTAGAGTGTCCTAAAAACATATTTATTCCTCCCATAACAGGTCCCTGTAATCCACAGGCTTCCATAAACGCATCACCACAATTATAAAAACTCTCAGGTTTATATTTTGTTTTGGTTGAGAATTTATCTTTAATACTATCTAATGATATGACTTTCTTCTTAATTGCCATTCTCTTCTTCTTTTTGTTCGTTTAATAATTTTAACATGTCTTCAGTTACTTCAAACTTCTCATCTCTTTTTACGTTGTATTTATAAACCGTTGTCAACATATCTAATTTGTCTTTAGCGTTTGTCATTTTTTCAACAAACTTATCCATCTCCTCCAAATGTTGTGGATGTTCACCAATACCAACAGGATTGTTAAAATAAATTAGGAGAGTTGCCTCGGCTTCTGCCATCTCTGACCTATATCTCAAGGTCAGAGCTTCATACATTTTTTCTGTTATTTTACTCATATATTATAAATTAGAATGGTAAGTTTTCATCGGCATCATCGTTTGCCTGTGGATCAACAATTGGTGTTTCTACTTTTGTTTCAGTTCCACCACCAAGAGAGATCTCAGCTTCTTCACCGTAAACATATTTTTTAAGTTCAGAACTCCACATTGGTGTTTCTCCGACCGCAACAGCCTCTAAATATTCAACAGGTTTTTTAGAGTAAACATCTTTCCAAGTAAGTTCATCTACCAACCATCCGTCCATGATTTCTTTATCTGTATGTACAGGTGCTGGATCATCATACATAATCGTTTGAACAACTGTATATTCTTTTCCTTGTGGTGTTTTTGCTTTGATTAATTCAATAATCAAATCACGTCCTTTTTCAGAATCGGTTAAATCACCTTTCGCTTTCCAAATAGGTAAGATTTTATCTAATACACCTTCTTGTTTGTAGTTGTGTTTGAATCTCCAAAACTTAACTCCGTCTTGTTCGTTATCACGATCAATAACTTTTACGATGTAAAATAAACGTGAACGGTACTGACCCGCCAAGTCTTTGTCTTCTTTTTTTCCTGTAGCGATAAGTTCATTATAAACTTCCGTTAGTGGTGATCTTTCGTTGTCGTTTTTTTCAGGATCATACAACTTTACCCATTGTCCGTTAACTTGGATTTCGTGATACCATACTTCAACAAATGGTGATGAACCATCTTTTGTAGGTAGGATACGAATTCTTCGTTGTGCAGATTTTTCGTTCTTTTGAAGAATGGCAGAAAAATACCTTTTCAACCTGTCTTCTTGTGAAATGTTTTGTTTTTGTGAACTCGGTGTTGAGTTCTTTTCGTACTGTGCAAGTACTGCGTCAATTGAATTTGCCATAGATTTTGTTTTTAATTTTTAACTCTTTTATCTATAACAAATATAAGTGAATTTGATAGAATGTCAAATAAAAAAGGGACCTTTTGGGTCCCTTACTGTTTTATAAAAATCTACGTCTTCTTATGTAGTGTTCTTTTAGGTTTTCATCATCACCCTCTTCTCCATCATATATATTAAATGTTTTTTTAATCTCTCCTGGTGAAAAATTTTCAACTTCATCAGTTGTTAAAACATATTCATTTTTTCCTGATTTTTCCATATCAGGTTTTTTATCGTCAAAAAAATCTGTAAGTTTTTGGTTGTATGGGTAAGAGTCTAAAGACCTTAATTCTAATCTTTCTTCAGGTGTTTTTTCTCTATACTTGTCAAATTTGTTTTCTAAACTATCGATCTTACCTAATATTTGGTCCATATTTTCTAATTTAGCCGTTAGATCATCCAACTTTGAAAAGATGCTATCCATAAATTCATCTTGTTTAGTTTTGATCTCTTGTTGTGCAGTAACTAAATCGGTAATATCAATTTCTTCTGTTTCGCCTTCTTCACCTTCTTCACCTTCTTTACCAACTTCTTCCACATCGGGATCGTTAGGGATATCTACAGGTTCTGCAACTTCTTCAGCTCCTCCCGCATCAGGTGCCGGTGGTGCTCCTGCATCTGCCGGTGGTGCTCCTGCATCTGCCGGTGGTGCTCCTGCATCAGGTGCCGGTGGTGCTCCTGCCGCTGCAGGATCTTCAGGTAGAGGGGGAACATCTCCCTGTTCTTTAATAATATAATTATTAATTGCATTAAATCTTTTAATTTCCTCTAATATTTTTCTTTCTATGCTCATCTTGTTAAAAAAGTTTTAACCATTCAATAATGTTTTAACTCCCGTAGGTGTCTCAACTTTTAATGTTCTATTTGTTTTTACGGTATTGTCGTATCTTTCAATAAGTCCATCTTTCATTCTAATTGTATAACAATCACCAGTATCTAAATCACAAACTTCTTTAAATCCATTTTCTGTTTGTCTTTCAGTTATACGTGTATCCTTTCTAAGGTACTCGTCCAAAATTCTTTTTACGTTCATAGTGTTTAATTTATATATAAATATATGCTTATTTGTAAAATTTAAAAATAATTTTCAGCAATTTTAACCACGTTAAGATAAGAATCAAATGAATCTTGTGTTATTGTACCTTTACTCAAATTTATATCTACGTAATTTTTGATGTATTCTGCATTCAACGGTTCAACAACATTAGGTGTTGCTGGGTCATCCGAATTTAATATTCCGGCCTCCCAAATTGTTATTACAAATTCTGATACCCCACTATAATATGCGTTTTGATCGGTTCCGTTCAATGTCACTAGATTGGGTAACACTAATATTGGTTGAGCTAAATATGAGGACGCTATTTTTATAGAATCGGTTTCAGAGCTAAACGAGAATAATGGTGTCGGCACGTCTGAGTTATTCACACAAATTAATTCTGAAAATTCAGGTTTGTTTCCATTATTTTTATTTACAGCATTTATTTCAAAATAATTGTTATTCAACGGTTCTATTGTTCCAGAACTTTCAGATTGGTTAAGTGGTCTTGTAAGTGCGATTGTGAAAAGAGCGATTTTTAAATTTCTATCATTTTGATTATTCGTTGGTCCTAAAGTGTCGTTTATTAATACTTTTAAATCTTCAAATGTTACTATTTTTTTATCTACATTTACAAAAGGGAATTGTTTATAATCAGCATTTACTATTTGCTCACACGCACTTTGGTCTGACAATAAACCTTCTCTTTCTAATTTTTGTTGTTCAGGATCTAATATTGATTCATAATTTTCTGGTTGTCCTTCTGTATTTTTTCTCTCTAAGATCTTCGCCTTATATTTTTCTAAGTAGTTAGCCTTTACATATGTCCCTAAACTATCAGGTTGTGGTAGTGCGTATTTTGGCATCCTTGTTCCTGTAAATTCAGTATTAAATTCGTTTCCACTAGTTATTGAATGACTTACTTTAAAAATTAAATACGGCCCATAAAATAAAGGGACGTGTCTTAAATTAAAATACATCATTGGTTGTAACATAACATTGGCCATACTACTAACTGTACATGTATAGGATAATGATTTATAAAAAGAATATAAAGACGCCGTTTGTTGGTTAATTTTATCCCCACTGGCACCGTTAGCCAAATTATCTCTCACCATAAATGTTGCTGAGGTATTTTTCTTATCTTGCATACCCACACTAATGTTTTTGAATATGTTTTGATTTCTTATACCAAAATCAACGTTGAACCCAACAACCTTATTAGATAGTGATTTATTTTGTTTACTGTCTTGTATTCTATTAGGGTTTGTTGCAGGATTTCTAAAATCATAACTGTCGTCACCATATAACACAAAACTATTATCGTTTTGTCTTGGTTTTTCAGATTCTTTACCTACATAAACACACAAGAATTTTGCGGTTGAGTTAATATAGTCAACATTTGTCCACGTTCCAAACAAACTATTTGCCGGGTCTATGTCAACCGCTTGTGCGTTTTTAGATGGGTTTTGTATCCCATAAAAATTAATATAAGATGGTAGTGAAAAGAATATCATATTACTACACAACTCAAGTAAATAACCAATAATTGAATAAATGTCAGATCCCCCATCACTTTTAAATAAATCCCTAACGTCTTCTAAATTAACTTGTATTTTATCACCAATATCATTATTTGCGGTATCATGAAATAAAAAGTCCTCAAAAAGTGTTTTTGTTTGAAAATCGGTCCCTGAGATCCATTTATCGTTTAGAGTTTGAAAAAGATTATAAAGTGATATTTTTGTTGTCTCGCCTTCTACTGTAGAGTTTGAATTATTTTTTGTTTTTTTATTTGGTAAATTTTTATTTAGGTATAACGACACCTCTGAAACAATATTATCATTAACTAAATAAAAATCGTTAATATATGTTTTAAGTTGTTCTCTAAAATTTTCTCCTGTGTATGTTTGACCAGCACTTATCTTTTTTTGTTTTTGTGTTGCATATATTCTAATAAGAGGATATAATGTTTTTATATTATCTTCTGAGAATTTTACATTCATATCGATAAAAAAGTCAGTAATAGTTGATCCTGCATTTGTATAATCGGCCCCTGGTATTGTTGAGAACCCAACATATTTTAATAATGTATTCCATACACCATTATTTTGAGCTCTACTTTGTGTTAAATCTATTGTTTGGCCTTGTCCCGGCACCGTATTAAATTCGTAAGGTTCAAACTGTATTGGGTCGACAGGGTAATTAGGGTCATTTAAAAAACTTTCAAAAACTCTCCTATCAAAATTTCCAGCATTTCCAATTTTTAAAACACAATCAAAGTTCATGAATTTTTTAACACTAAAAGTTATATTGGCTACTTGTCTTTTTGCCAACTCATAAGCGTCTTGGTTTTGTTGGTTAACCAAATTAACATCATTATCTCTCACTAAGAAAATGTTTTTAATTTGTTCGAATAAACTTCTTTGTTCAATATTTTTTATTTTATTTGTGTTAGTATATGTTGGGCTTTTTTGTTCCTTTTCAAGAATAAGTAATTCATTGGCAGTGGGGTTAGGTTTACAAAATCCTAAAAACGCCCTTTCAAATAAATCTAAAATATCCGGTTTAAAGATTGCAAATATATCTTCAATTGTTTTTGGCATATTCTCATTACCTAAATTTAGGTATTCATTATATTCAGGTTTTTTAACTAAATTGTTATCATAATACCCAAATTGTGGTGCTCCCCAAAAAGAACGAACAGACCCATTATACATTGCAGGATTATTAATAACGTCTATTTTCAATTTATTATTTATATCAAAACATTCTAAAACCGTTTGATTGATGTTAATACCTCCGTTAGATGGTATTAATAAATGTGTTTTATAACTTTTATCAATTAATGGGTCTTTATCGAATGTGATGTATTGAAAGTATGAATTTATAATAATAGACCTTGTATTATCAATTGGGTCTCCTCCATAATTCATAAAGTATGATGAATTAGTGTTTGTCCCTATTTTTAACTTACCTTCATTATATAAATTATCAAATTCTGTTTGGTTATATGTTGTAAACAAATCTTTTTTAGTAAAATACCAATAAAAGTCATTCATCATTTTAGGGTATAATCCATTGTTAAAAATTTCCATATACCCAATGAATGGATCTGGTTTTACATCAAAAGCTTTAAAATTAATTGATCCTCCGGTATAGTTTTTAATTTTATATTGTGTCTGTAAATTATTTACAAACGGATCATAATAGTTTTTATACTCAAAATCTTTCCATACATCATCTAAAATATCTATCTGGTTATCCACATAATATTTATATCTGTGCCATATCGACCCAAACTTTAATGCTGTTGCATATGGTATCTGATGTATCGATGAGAAATTTTTTAAAGTCCCACCAAACGAATCTAAGGTATCACTATCATCATAATTTATTAATGGATCTGACAAATTAGAAAGAGGCACCGAATTAAGGTATAAATAACCAAGAGCAACATATGGGTTTTGATTTGTGTTGTTTGGGTTTTTTTCCATCTCAACACCTTTCAATAACGCATTTATAAAATATGGTGTGTTTAATAATGAACAACTTTGGTCTATGGTTTCTACGCTACCCGAATATAGGGTTGAGTCTAATACGAGGTCATTTACTGTTACATATTCGTCGTTTTGTTTATTTTCTTCAAAGAAGAATTTTAAAGTTTCCCTGTTATTAACATTTTTTAAATCTTTTTTACTAACTAAAACTGGTGTTGTGAAATTTTCAAATTGTTTTTTTGCATATGGTTTAAAACACCTAATATTTTTATAGGTCTCTGTTTCATTTATTCTAGCAATAGTTTTTTTGTCGTCTAAAAAAATATAAGTTTTATTAGTTAGATTATAATTTTCACTACTGGTATATATTGTTGATGCAGTCACAAAATCAAAATCAGTGTATGGTAAAGTATCTAAAAATGAAATTTCTTCAACTTCTGAATTTCTCAAATATTCTTCAAAATTTTTTATGAATGGTGTAGTATTATCTAAACTTATCGACCTTGTACTTAAAGTGCTAAGATCATACAATCCGTAATCTTTTTGTATTACGTTTATTAAATCTTGTGTTACGTATTTATCTCTTATAAAGTCGTTCCATAATGTACCAGCACCATTGTAGTTTGATATTGATTGTAGTTCATCCCTCAATGTTTTTAAATTATATTTTTTGGTTTTTAATTTTTCAGTTAATTGTGGATTTTCTAATGCCGACCCTATAATGTTTTTCGCCTCTAATTCGGCCAAAAATTTATTTATCTGTTTGGTGTTAAATGTGCTTTTTTTAAGTTTCGTGTAGTTGGTTAATGCATAAATTCTTTCATACATTTCATACATGAATTGTACTTCAGAGGTATTATAATACGGGGCAACTTCAAATGGAAAATATAACGTATTACAAGAACCGTATTTTGATAATTCTTTAGAATTGTTGTATACGTTTCTTTTAGCTTGAACCGCCTTTTGAACTGAAGCATTTAAATAATTTTCTAAAAATTTTACTTCTGGCCATACGTTTTCATCAAACCCCTCTGTTTGATCGGCATATTTTGGCTCACCAACGTAATGTATGTTGTATTTATTATTTCCCTCATCATCTTTTTCTTCAACAAAATATGTTGGCCAAGGATAAACTATATTAATATCTTTTAATTCTTGTGAAGTTCCCGGTGTTGAATTTTTACCGTCAATACTATTATTTTTATCAGGAGGTAGTATTGTCGAAACCCTTCTTGGGTTGTCTCTTAGGTTATATGAATCGGTATGTGTTTTATCAAGTAATCTGTAAAAAGTATCTAAACCAGCAATTAAAATTGCCATAACGTTTCTAAGTGTAGGTTCATAACCTAACCCACCATCTTTAGAGAAGAACCTTACAGCTAAGCTATTTGATATCTCCGTTTCTATTTCGACTTCCCTTTCGTCGATTCTTGTTTTAAGAACGTTTATTTTATCTAAAAAACTATTTGTAACGTATTTTGTGCCACCAAAATTAATTTCACCATATTTTAATAAAGTGGGGAAAGTTTCAATATCATTACCATTAATATCTTTTATAATTTCTTTAACTAAAAAATCTTGATTTATTTGAGCAATAAAAAGGTTGACTTGTTCATCGGTTGGTGTTGATCCGATTCTTACCGCCATCGTTTTTTTATAATCTTCAAATGTTAATTTATTATAATCAAAATCTTCAAATATTTCTTCGTCAGTTATGGTTACAGGTATTTGATTGTCTCCTTTTGCGTCGTCCCCAAAAGACGCATTTCTTCTCATGTTATCTAAAGAATTGTTAATTTCAGCTTTAATTGCTGAAATTATATCTTCTCTTTTTTGAAAATCTAAAGTGTTTTTAAATGAATAATAAATTTGTCCATCATATATTATGTAATTAGATGTGTCCAAATAATTGTTAAGGACGACTTTATATGCTCTATCTTTAATCTCTAAAAGATCACTTCTAAATTGGTCAATATCACTTAAAACAACAAAATCCCCTTGCTCTATACTTTGGTTCATGTAGGTTGTAAAACTATCAGCATCTTCAATAAACTCATCAATTGTTAGGTGTGGGAAACTTTCATCGATCAACCCTTTTGATTTATATATCTTATAAACTTCATCTAATTTTTGTCTACCTAATGATGATTGTTCTGTTTTTACTGTGGTATTTACGGTGTTTGTGGGTGATGGATTTTGTGTTTCAACTATTTGTGGGAACATTTTTGGTGCAGTCCTTGCGTAGTCTAATAAACTATCACTTAGCAATCCTGAGTTTTTACCAACCAATTTAAGATCAATTGTAAAATTTCCTAAAGAGTTATCAAATGAGGCGTTAAAACTAATAAGGTTAAGACTATATCTTATCGCCTTTCCGTAGTAACCTTTTAACGTTAAATAAAATATTGGGTATGGTAAATTAAAAAAAACAGAGTATAGTGAGTTTTCCCCTTGTTCAAATAAGGTTCTTCCTTGTATATCAATAAGTTTGATATCAACTGTGGGCGTAAACATACCACCAGCCTTTCCTCCTGTAATATCAACTTTAATACTTTCAATACCTAACATTTGGGTGTCTTGATAGTTATAAACTGTCCTAACATATCTTGTTGTCCCGTCTTTATTATTAATCTGTTTTTCGTTTGTTTGATTAATTCCTTGACCTTCTCGTGAACCCATTCCGGTAACTTGGTCAGACCAACTAGTATCAAAACCTTCTTTACCTTTTGGTCTTAAAAAATTAATATCGTCACCCTTTTTATTTGGGTCTGCATTTTTTTGACCCTGAAGACTCGCGATTTGAGTGCTGACAACGTCACTATCCAAATCTAACCCAACCGCCAACTTTGTTCTTGGCACAACTTTAGTTTCTAAATTCGCATAAAAAACTAAATCCTCATGTTCTACTAAACGGTCTTTTACCTCACCATCAACAACAATTTTATTAGGGTCTATTAAAATTATATTATCGTAGTCAGTTTCTACATATATTGTTTTTTGATTTAAATTATCTACCATAATAAAAAATATAACTATCTATCGCACTTTTGTAGTCTTGCAATGCACTTATTAAAGGATATGGCACAATCAATATGGTTCCATCAGGTATATTACTCTCTAAACCACCATAAATTGGATTTGCTATTTGTATTAACCAACCAAAATACGGGGATCCATATTTTTCATAACTTATTTTATCCAAACGTGATTGACCCGATCTGTAAATATATTTTTGATCCGAAGGTCTACTACCTATATTAATGAATGGCACAACTAATGATGTTCCATTGAGTGTAAATTTACTGTATCTTCTATAAAAATCCATATCAGTTTAAAGTTTTTTTAAGGTTAAAGTATTCACTTGGGATGTCAATTGCTGACCAAACATTTCTTAAATTTACTTCTTTTTGTGTTTGGGTTGGATTTTGTTTTTCGTAATCCATAATTCTTTTCTTTTCTCCCGTAAATGGTTTATATGTATTGTTAGGAAATAATTGTGTTATTACTTCGTCTTTAAATTTTTTAAATAACTTATCGGTTTCAGTTTTTGATCTTTCAAAGTCTTGGTATAATCCAATAGGTCTTTTAACTATTGAACCTTCGGTTGCGTTATAAACAAACCCTAAATTTGATAATAAAAAAGTTTTCCAAAGGTCTTGGTCTGTAAAATCTTCTATGACAGAAACAACCTCATCCACAAATTTTTCATAACCATCTAAAATTTGTTTACCTAAGACAATAAAAAATACGTTTATATAACTAGTCACATTCTCATATCCTTTAGATCCTTCTAAATCAGGTCTCAAATACATTTCAAAAAGATAGTTAGTGTTAAATGTGTATGGTGACCCTGAAGGAACAATCTTATATTCATCAAGTTTTTGATTGAAAAAATTTAAATCACTACCAACTTTTAAATAATCTTTTATAAATTCATCAAAAGTATTTGATAACGGGTCATCCTCACCTGTGGTACCGGATAAATTATATACAACCGCCCCTCCTCTTTTATTTAAATAACCGTCAGTTTTGTCAGAAATAAAATTTAATTCATCAGTTATTTGTATTAGTTTACGTTCATTATCGATTATGTTTCCTTGAGCATTAGAAGTCACACCAACTAAAAACCCAAATTTAGTATCAATAATTTCTTTTAATTTTCTTTTTATTTTTCTTTTTTCTTCTCTATTGAAGTTTGTATCTTTTAAACCACCGAGTATTGGTGAATCGTCGTTATCAACATCTAATTTTGCTTGATCGATAACCTGTCTTATAGTTAATGCGGTTGCCACTGGTTTTCCAAAAATATTAACTTGGTTACTAGTGTTCCCACTTAACCAATTAAAATATCCATTAGTATATTTTTTATTATTGTTATACAATATAATACCACCAATAAGTGCCTCATTATTTATTTTTTCAATATTATTAAACACGGAATCAAAATAGTTTTTAGTGTTTTGAACAAGTTCTGTCATTTTTGTTTCGTATTGAATACTTCCAGTAACCGCACTAGTCGTAACATCTAAAAAGTTAGATAATACCGTACCTATTGTGTTTCCGGCACCACTACCTTGTTTTTCTTTTACATCTAAAATACCATACTCATCTTTTATTCCGTCTAATACTTCAGCATCCACATCATTATATATAGGGTCAGTTACTTCAGCTCTTTCATCATAAATTTCTGTATTTGCGTAGTAATTAAAAGTTAATGCGTTTTGTAATTGAGCGACAGGTTTAGCCAATCCGTGTCCTCCTATAAATTTTAAAGATATTGTAACATCAGCAATCATTGGTTGAAGTCCAATACCTTCAGGGTTAATATCAAATTTTGCATCGTCGTATTTAAATTGGACGCTATCTATAACCGCCTTAGTGTGGTAAAAATCCCCAACCCTTAAAATAACAACTGGTGGTGTTCCAAAAGCGCTATTAAATACGTCGTTATAATCAAATCCTGTTTGACCCTGATTACCTGTTGAGGTTGCGGTAGGTATGGTGTCTCCCGGTCTTGTACATTGATTTAAAAACGTTAATCTTGCATTTAAACCTTCAGGTGTTGTTGAGTGAAATATTGGTTGAAAATTTTTAATTTTACTTTTTATCCCATCATAAATCATAGGTTGTTGTTCTTCAACCATTTTAAAATAATCACATTCACTTAATAATCTTCTTAGAAGTTTTTTTGTTAACCCTTTTAAATTTGTGTTTGCAGAAGTTACCGATATTTGTCTCTCAACTGTTTTATATTGTGGTGTAGGGTTTTGTGCATCATTTTCACCCGCATTAATATTTGGTCCAGCACCTTCAAGGTTTACTTTTGCTTTATCAGGTGTTTCTGTTGTGTTTTTATTTTCCAAAACAACTTTAGGTGGTCTAATATCTAACTTGGATATGGTTGTTCTTCTACATAATACCGCTTGTATTGAAGAATATCCCTCAACGTTAGAATTTGGAAATGGTCTTGCACAACCAATATTTGAGTATTTTGATGTTTTTAGTGTTGAATTTTTTCCCTCATTTACTGAATTAATTTTTAATTTTTTTGAGTCGTAATATGTTTTTAGAGTTCCGTTTGCGGTTGGTGCTTTCAAAATTGTTTGTAACACTGAGTCATACCTTCTTTCTGATAATAAATCATTGTATTGAACATTTCCGTTTGCGTTTGCCGATGAGGTGATAGTAAATTCTACTTCAGCATCAGAATCAAGAGCGGATGCAATTTTTTTCAAAAGATCATCAAAATCACTTTTCTCTTGTTTTATATCAACAAATAAATTATTTAATTCATTTTCTCTAAAAATAATATAGTTTGACCCCAACGTTTCTTGGGTAACGGTATTATCTACGGCCCTTACTTCTTCAAATGTTTTATATTTTTTTAAATTCGCACCTTTATAATCGTCTTTTGCTTCTTGAAATTTTAAATAATACCCATCAGGATAGTCTACAATATTTTTAACTTTGTTTTTATATGTTTGTTCGTTATTTATGAATGTATTATATAAAGTTTGATAGTCCGCATTACTTTTTGATCCAGCATCTAACCCATTTTCATCTCGTGGTAATGATTGGTCAAATAATAAGATCACCTCTTCAAACCTTCCTCCTTTTTGTGATTCTTTTTTTAATTCGTCAATAACTTGGTTTGTTTCATTTGTTGTTTCATTTGCGTTTGGTAGGTCCTGCCCTTCGTTGGTGGTTGTCTCCCCTATCGGGTTTCCGGGTAGTTCCTTTTGGACCTGTTCTAATTCTCTGATAGTTCTAAGTGCTGTGGTTGTTTCAAAAATATCACTTAAACTAAACTGTCTATATTTTTTTAATAGATCTATAGGATCATACTTTAAACATCCAGCAAAAAATGAATCTATAATTTTTGTGGTTTCACTATTTGTTTCTTTTTCTAATTCTTTATTAACAATAATATTCATTATTGACGGGTGATCCACCACTATTTTAAAAGAAAGGGAACCTTTTCTTTCGGTATTTTTATAAACATATAAAGGTTCGGTTCTACCTAAAAATCTTACACCATCCCATTGTGCTGTTGTATCATCACTGAAAGTTAAATCATAAGGAGGGAACCACATTATTCTTCCTCCATTTGGTCCCACCTCACAAGCAGGTAAATCATCAACTCTATAACCAGGTCTACTTGAAGTTCTCCATGCTAAATTTTCAATAGATAACATGTATTTTTTAACCTTACCACTAATATCAATATTGCTCGACCCCAAATTATTAACTGAACCCATCGGTGCGATATTCAAATTATATGTGTTGTCTAAAACAGAATACGAATCTTTACCACTCATTCTTGTTAATCCATCAGTTTTTTGTAACTCATTGAATGAGTAGTATGGTCTGTCTTTTGTAAATAATCTACAATATTCATAACCTTTTATTGATGCACTTTTATTTATAGAATTTGGTGTGGTGTATCTAATAACTTTAGAACCTTTAGTCATTTCTAAAAGTCCGTCTTTAAACACTTTTGAAACTTGGTTTATTGCGTTTCCAACGTGTTCAGATCTTCTTGATGAGTTATTTGCCGCTTGAACTAACTTTTGGGTTACATCTAATATTGATCCTTCGGTAAAATCAAAATCTGATGATTTTGTTTTATTATATTCAGGACCAAAAGAAGATTGTTCAAAAACCGTATCGGTTCCTGCATTATTTATTTGAAGATTTCCAGGTCCAACAAATTTACCCGGTTGGTAAGTATTGTTATCTGCTACCCAAGTAAATCCTCCTTGAATACCTACACTATCATAGAATGGTTTTGCGTATACCCCAAAGGCTAAGTCAGAGATTTTTTGACCTTCATATTCTTTTGATATTTCGCTGTAACTGAAAACAGGCCCTACGTTTGCCTTACCGTTTTTCCATTTTGCTAAATCGGTTTTAGGACTAACAGCATCTCTTATGAAATTTTTATTGCTACCAATATAGTAATTACCTTGTGGTGCAAGTAAGTTAGGACTTCTTAATGAAGTTAAAAGATAGTTTGGTCTATAATAGTTATAAAATAGTTGATCAAATAATAACCCTCTAACCGCCGCTGACGTGTTAGATAAAAATAATTCTGATGAGGTATCGATTAATGGTGCCGCAATTTTATTAACTAAATTGTTTAATATATTATTTACAGCCCCAACAGGATTATCTTGAATTTGACTAATAAAGTTTCTATTAGGGTAATCAAAATATTCGCCAGGTATAATAGAATATGGTGAATATAAACCTGAGAGTCTCGCAGTAAAACTTAATGCTCCCGGTGTGTCGATTAGTGGTTGTGTTATTTTAAAATCCCTTTGTATAATAGGTAGATTATTTGATAGAACGCCTAACGCATCGAATGGATTTAAATTTGGTTTTACCGAAATACCACCACTATCTGGAGATATTGACGAATTACTAAGGGTTGATCTACCTAAAGTTTGTTGTAACAATTCAAATGCAACTCTAGCTTTAAATTCTTTTTGTAGTTGTTTAGCACCAATTTGAGCTAAAGAAGAGTCTTGACTAAGTTTACCATCACTCCCATTTATATTTTCAACGTTATCTGTTGTTAAAATTTTAACCGGTAAGTATTCTGAAGGAATAAACGCAAATGTGCTATCACTTAACCTGTATGGACTATTTATAGTTTCATTTATATATGTTTTTTCTTCAGGTGTTGTGAAAGTTCCTTCACCACTATTATACTTATTTTTTGCATAATAATATGTTTTTGATTCTTCTGTTGTTTTGTTTGCAAATGAACTATAAAGATATTCTCCTTTATTTGGTTTTTGTTCAATATTATCATTTGGTGTTGCTTCAACAGGATTAAACGGTTGGTAAGTGTTATTTAATAAAATAACCAAACTTTGTTCACCAAAAACTTCTAATTGACTATTATCTCCTGAACTTTCTGTTGGGAAGTATTCTCCAAAATTTGATTGGGTTTGTTGATCTTTATTAATATCGACAGTGCTACCATAAGATCTACCGGCTCTTGAGAATGGTCCGTATTTGTTTTTTACATATTGGAATGTCTCTTGTTTCTGACCCTCTCTTTCAAGTTCACTGCCATCAGCATCTTTTTGATTTTGGTATTCTCCAGTATTAAATTTTGCCGCTCGTAATTCAAATACGACAGTATCACCATATTGTCCACCACCTTTTTCGGGACCATACTTATTCAATACTCTAAGAAATCTTTCTAGTTCGTTTCCTCTTTTTTCTAAACTACTATTAATTGAATCGGTATATCCGTAGTTACCTTCATTTGCTTTAGTTTGAAAATTAATGTTAGGTGTAACTGTTTTTTTACTTTGCTGACCTTCAGGCCCATATTGGTTTTGAACAATTAATTCATTTTCTTTGGTTTTACCAAATATTTCTAAAAAAGATTTCTCGGTTTTTGGGTATCCGTAAAAACCTAAATTTGTTTGACTTGTTTTGTTTAAATTTATATTAACAATCTCACCAAAGTTTCCTGACTGTGGTGTATATTTATTTTGCCCAATTAAAGAAGGCTCAATTAATTTTGATGTTATGTCTAATGATGTTGTATCAACAACGGAATTGTCGGTTACAAAAAACTCTCTATTTGTTACAATTTCTGTAGGGCTGTAAAAACCATCAACCTTATAAGGTTTTAAATTCTTTAATAATA